TAGTCAGCCAACGCACTGATGCCACTAGCGAACCAACAATTGTTACAGTTGATACGGCCAGCGCTAGGATGTCATTCATAGTCATTTACTATTGATGCCAAACTTATCATCTTTAGGATCAAAATAGCGTGCCAATGGTGCAACTACCGCACCGGCCAAAATCGCATATTCAGGATTCCAATCTGCAACTAAAGCCAATACAGTTGTGATAGTAGCCGCAGCAATGCTTCGGGCATAAGACTTTAGAATCTCTTTTTTCTTTTTATCTAATTTCATTTTAATCCTAACTCTTTTATTTTTTGTTTAACTTCATTTTGATCTAACGCAATTTCAAAGTGCATATCATCTTTACGCCGTTTGTAATTGCCACCCCAGGTCAAACCATATTTAGTTATGAGTAGGTTAATTGTATTACGCTGATGCTTATTAAATGTATTTGACTTGCCCAATGGATGCTTAATTGCATTTAAATCTATGGCTGTACCGGATGCGTGGTTACTTAAAATTCTATCTGATCCCCGGGTCTGCCTAAAAGCGTAACCCCAATCATCTAATTGGCCTTCATCTATTGGCTCAACTAACTCATGGAACTCTTTAGCAAAATTAACAAGTAAAGGTGCAACGGCTTTGGCACATGCAAATTTAATTTTTGTACCTGGTACTGTAAAAGATTCAATGCCTAACGCCTTACGATCTTCACTAGCCGGCCATCCATTAGGGCTAGTGAGTTCTCTGATTGTTGCCATAACTAGTTACAATTCATAAAGATTGTGCCATTAGCCTAGTAATAGCCTTGCCTCATCCTCTGTAATACCTAGCCGTTCAAGTAGGGTTGCTTTTGCTGCTTTAGCAGTTGCCGCTTCTGCCTCACGCTTTTTTGCAGCCGCTTCTGCTTCTTTTGTAGCCAATTCAATTTCTGCCTGTTGCTCTGCTGTATAAGTTACTTCTTTTGTTTCACCTGTAACTGCATCATATATTCTTTCTACATAACTCATTAGTTACCCCCATAGACTATAATTGTTCCAGCATCAAAGTTTCCTACTGATGAGATAATGCTAATAGATGAGATAACAGATGTACCTGTATAATAACCTTTGTAAATCCAAGATAGGCCGCCATTAACTTGCCAGTTATTTATACCAATTAAATCTACAATCTTTACACCAGATGAATTAGCACCATCTATTGTAAATGATCCATTTTGTGCTGCTGCTGCGCCTTGAAGAGTTCCTAATAATGGAAAGGATGTTGCTGTTGCACTTGCAGCCAACCAAGACCCTGCCAAAATGTTTGGTGTTTGCATATTAAAATTAAGTCCGTTGTAAGTATAGTTAGAAGCAGTATCAGCATTAAATCTAATTGTAAAAGCCGAGTCTGCCGATACACTTGATGCACCTGTTATTGCTACAAAAAACTTATTATATCCACTTAGGCCGCTAACTGTAATTGTTGTTGCGCCAGTAAGTGCTGTACCTGCACCATTAAGTGATGCAAAACTTGTAGGACTAGCACCACCACTTATTGCTACCCATGCTGAACCTGAGTAATACTCAGTTGAATTAGTATCTTTCAAAAATGAAATCATACCTTCTGCAACTACTCCAGTTAATGCAGTTGTTCGCGCTGAATCATCAGCGAAAACCATTACAGTTTGTTCCATTAAATAAGTATTAACCTGGGCGGCTGTTAAAACATCACCGGTGTTAAATAATTTGTAACCTGCACCTGCCATTATTTACACTCCCTAATAAGCCAAAGAATCTTCATCTAAAATTCCATCAATGGTAGAGTCTAGCAAAAAACCTGAAGCAAAGGGCTGAGCGCAAGTAAAAGTTACAAGAAAAGATTTTGGTGTTATCTGATAGGTAAGCCCTGTTATTACGCTATCTGTAACCACATTGCCAGCCGGTAAAGTTTGTGTTACCTCTATAGGATCAAATACATCTAAGTTTAAAGCGGCTATTACCCGGCTGGCATCATCCTCACCAAAGGCATCAACTGTTAAAGAGTTTAACTGTAAATCAACACCCTGCTCTTTTCGGGAAGCAATAATCATTCTTGCCTGATTAAGCGCATCCGCTTCTGTTTGCATAATGCCGCTTCTTACCCGGCTATGCTGGAAGTAATCATCAATGCTTGCCAAATCGCTTGCGGTCTGACCATTCAACCCAGTTGGCGTTACAGTTACTTTATTAATCATTTGATAATCTGATATATCAAACTCTACTGCCTGATAAGTAATATCACCCGATCCCGGGACATCACTAAAGGCTGTTGCCACACCACCTGATGCGGTAATAATGTCAGTGCGTGATAAGAACTTTGCATAGCCGCGTTGATCCATATAAAAAGAACCTAGATCGGTGGCTTCTACTTCCTGGCAGGCGGCTAACAATGATCTTGAACTACCGCCATCTGCCTGAACTGTTGTGGTTGTAGTTGTAGATATATCACGCATACCATTTGGCCATTCGCCGGCATCTAACAAACTTGAAATTCTTTGTGCGGTAGTTTGTCCGGCAGTGCCACCACTAACTGATGTAATTGTAGTTAAGTTTAATAATTGGAATCCATCTACACATGACAAAGTTACATAGGCTGGATCAAATCCGGTAGGGCTTTGGTAATTCCATTCTTGTACATACATAGAACCTAAGTTATATGTAACACCTAAATACTCTGCCGTAAAGCGAATCTTACGCATAGGCTTAATCTTGCCATACAAACTAGAACCGGTATTGGCTGGATTAAACTCACCGGTTTCATCAACAAAAGTTATGCGTGCAGTACCACCAGTAAATGAATCTGATGATCTGTTAAATGCACGCCGGATATAACATTGAGTTACAAAATCTGTTATATCAACTACATCTGCCGCGGCTGTACCTAATACGGCGGCATCTAATGGTGTTGAAGGATCATCTAATACCAATGCTGGATCAAATGAAGCACCGCCGGAGAAGTCAATCTCAGCCCTAAATATTGCGGCTGGCATTATCTTCCTAAGTTAGTTAATTGAGTTACCGCACCTGATCGGTTTAAGTTATACAAAGCATCCTGGATTACAGATTGCAATTCACCTTCTGATATAACTGATCCGGCTACATTGATATTTACAGTAGTTCCCATCCCACCCATTTTGTCTAAAGGTATAACCGCTTCTGCACCGGCTTCACCAATCATTGCTAATGTAGGTTGATTGACTACACCACCTTCTGCCATGCGTGGTATGTCAAATAGTCTTTGATAATAATCTACGGCTTGCGCTGTATATCTTGCGCTTGATCCAGCCATAGCCGCGTTTAAGCCTTCTTTTCTTAAATCTTCAAAAACTTGTTGGCCTAAAACATTTGGTGCTTCTCCTGTTAATACAGATTCTTGAAATCTTGGAGATGTTATTTGTTGAAATTGTTGTTGTTGATATTGGAATGTCATACCCACTGGCATTTTCTTTTTGCCAATTTCATCAAGCAATGCCAACATTTTGCGTAGTTCATCATTAGCGGCAAACAATGTGCGTAAGTAAATAAGAACTTCTGTGGTTGTAACTCCCCACTTCTTAGCCAACATTTCAACTTCACCAGTTGTGATTTGACCATCTTCAATAACCTTTAATACATCTGCATAGCGTTCGGCTTCATCAACGGCTTTTTTAGTACCATCCGCTAACTTCTGCAATATCTTTACACGCAACTCATCTTCGGCAGATAACTTACGGCTTAATGCCGCCTGTAGATTGATCCGGTCAAGATCAAACATGGCTTCCAACTCAGCCTTCTTTTTATCTAAAGCCTGTTGTGCCAGTTTTTCTTTAGTTAATTTCTTTTGTTTGTTTAAGGCTTCAGCCGCCATCTTGTCTAATCGTGCTTGTAATTTGGCTAACTTTTCGGCAATGGCTTTTTGTTCGGCGGATTGTTCTAAAGTATCGCCCGTACTTTCAGCAATCTTTTTACCTTCTTTTGCTAAACCTTCAAACCCTTGTAACCACCCACCAATAACAGGTATATTTTCTGCACTAAACAAAAATTTAAGTACACGATTGCCCTCAATTTTTTTGGCTAAACCATCAAAAGCATTAGTAATTTTTTGCGCTTTATCTGCCAAAGCAATTAAAATATAACCACCATTTAAACCTAATGATTCTAATCTTGAACCAAAATAATCAGAAGCATTGCCACCACCAATTAAAATTTCGGTTGCAGTAATAAAGCCTTCGCCTAAACTTGTTTGTGCCGCACCTGCGCTAATCTTTAAAGCATCTAATTGACCGCCAAATGTTTCAGTGGCTCTCTTAGCCGCACCACCAAATTTTAAAGTTAAGTAATCTGTAATCTCTGCTAAGCCAATTTCTTTGGCAGTTACCGCATCAAAGCCTAAACCTAATGCACCTAACGCCTTAAAGTTGCCCCGGCTTGCTTTACCTAGCGCATCTGATACCTGGGTTAAATCAACGCCTGCACCTACGCTGGTATCTACGGCAACATTAAATAAATCTTGCGCTTTTGTTAAATCGGCAGTTTGTATAATTAAACCATTGATCGCCGGGGTTAATCTATCCTTAGTAATATTTGATGCTTTTTCTATACCACTGATAAAAGAATTTACACTAGGCAATTGATCTAATTGATTGATTGATCTTAAAGATTGTTCAACTGATTTATCTAATCTTTCTTGGGCTAAAGCCGCTTGTATAGAATTTTTTGCAAAAATCGCCATGCCAGCCGCGGCCGCAATTGCGCCGGCTTTGGCAAAAGATTTTAATCTAAAGGTGCTAGTAGCGACTACTTTGTCAAATCCTTTTAACTCTTTGGTAGCACGCTCTAAACCTTTTTTATCAAACTTAGTTAAAAAGTTAATCGCGACATATTGACTTAGTGCCATAATTAACCTCTAAATTCTCTGCCTAGATATTTTTTTAATACTCCGTATAGATTATCATTTACTTGGCCACCTAATTGTTGTGATGCCCTATAAATCAATCTTTTTTCTTTGTAAGCACCGCTATTGGC